TTTTGTGTTTCCTTATTAAGGCTTGTTTTTTTCGGTTTCGTTTCAAGACTCAGCGGTGCTGTGTCTTTCTTTGTGCTTCGCAGTTTATGGAGCCGGAATTAGCCGACACCTAGATGCGGCCTAAGTCTTTACTAAGTGAAGGTAACGAATTGTTTCTGCTGGGCGCTTTTCCACCCGAAACGCATTCTTAAAGGTGCTCTGCGTATACCTTTGTATCGTCCGCCGGTGCCTTATTTTCTCTATTTAAATCAGTTAATTAAATAAACTGACGGTCTGTTGCAGATGACGGGGAGAGAGAAGTTTTCTCCGTCACAAGTTCGGCGTTGTCATTCACCAAAATCGTGTGAATCCCAACATTTTTAACAATAAGAAGACAAAGCAACGATATCTTGATTACGCATTCAAGATTGCAGCCAAAAGAAAATTTGAGGCCTTGATCAAGGCGGGAGTGATCGATCCTCACAACGTTAGCAAAATCCGATTTTATGCGGATGAGCATGCGACTGCGACAGATGGCCGTTATGAGCTCAGAGAAGCGTTGGAGCAAGAGTTTAAGATTGGGACGTTCAACTGGAAGTGGAGCGTCTTCCACGAGCCAATTTTCCCAAATCTTCAAAGTGTAGAGTTGCATTTTTGCGATTCAAAGAGCCTAGCTTTAATTCGAGCTGCGGACATTATTGCGAATAGGATTTATTTTTGCGCAACTTCGAAAGATTTGAATTCTTTAAGAGGAAGAAAAGAATTCAAGTTGATCGAACTCCCGTGATGGCCTAAAAAGCCCCCGGCTTTCGCTGAGGGCTACGATCATTTTCGTGGCGTCACGAAAATGGTTAGAACGGATTGCCCGCAATCGGAATGTCGTCGTAGGGATTCTGAGCCGTCTGCGTCTGCGCAACGGGCTTGGCTTCCCTGTCCTTGAGGTTCTTGAACTTCCCATCAACAAGGTAACGGCGCTTCATTATGCACGCGAGGCCTGCGGCCGTGCTCGGTATTTCGCTACGCGATTACCGGGGCTCTCTCCGTATTTGTTAACAGGCTCTCGTTGCCCAAAATCGGGGGACTAACTACCCACACATATGCCCGAAGAATCCAAATAATTCACCGTTTTGCACAATCATGCGTAATGGTGCAATAAGCGGGAAGCCAGTAAAGACAAGGGATAGCGGGGGAAGGCAACAAAAAAACCGCACTAGGCGGCTTAATGTAGTGGCGTCCCCATGGGATTCCGAACGTATTCGGATTTAAAGGGTTTGAAGCGTGCTACTGGATTCGATCCCCCACTTTATCCCCCATAAAAAACGCAGGAAACAGGGACCAGAAACCACAGTTCGGATTACGAAAGCAGATTGCTGAAACCTGCTACCCGAAGCCAATCAGTGGGCAGGACTTGCAGGGTTTGCGCTCTGCACGCTTCGCCAGCCTCCTTAGCGCTCGACTCATGGCAACTCCTTCGCGCCTCTCAGAAAGCCGACGAACTTCTGCACGGCGAGACCTTTCTTAGTGATTTCTGTTGCGAGGCTCTGCGCGAGCATGATCGCCAAATCATCCCTGCCGTCCTTGACGCGATCTACAAGGATAGAGAGCTGTGTAGCCTCGCTCTTTGAGAAGATGTGATCGGCCTTCATCTCGCGGATGATCTTTTTCGTTTTCTTCAGGTCAATCATTTGACAGCCTCTGAAATTCGGTCATATCGATAGAGAGCTGCTGAGCTGACATCAACGCATCGAGACGAATATCATCAGCCCGCACCTTGTCCATATTGATTGCGAGGTCATAAAGCAGGTCATTCACCGGGCCGCAGATTTCTTCTGCGTTAAGGAGAACGCGAGACACAATCTTTTTTTGTGGCGTTGTGAATTCCTTCGAATGAGCAGAGAGAACGAACGTCAGGGCGGCACGCTGCCCAACATTGAACTCGCAAGACCCGTCAACGTCGCGATTAGCCGCGCAACTCGCAACAAGAAGCCGAGCGACTATATAGTCATTCGTGAGCCGGGCATAATCGAAAAACCGCGCACCATCCGCCGCTTTTCTCAAAAGCGGTCGAGCTTCAGGCGCAGGCGGCAGTAGCCTGAGTAATGCCTTCCACTCTGTGGCCGTCGCCGTAATCTTCGCGGTCGTGGCGGAGAGAATCGGGAAGAAAGATGTATCCATTTCTTATACTCCGGGGGCTTACAAGCCCCAAACAAAAAAACCGACTAGTAGCCGGCACGAGCAGGAGAGCCACAATCACTATCGCGGCCAGTAATTCAGGTATTTGAACTCATTCATAGTTCACCTCAAAATTTTGTTTAGTTTTGCTAAATACGAAAATGCCCCACTTCCATGATCGGTAGGTGGGGCGCTTTTTTATGCCTGTTAGTGCGCCGTAGCCAAACGCCTAACGTAATGCTGATAGCACGGTAACTCGTCCATCGGGAAGCCGAGCCGCCGGAGCTGATCCTCCGTTCTCATGAGGTCCAGGTTGTTCACGGCTTCATGGAATCGGTCGGCTCGCGGCGATTCTGTCCGATACAGGAATTCTTCGAACAACTCCAATTCGCGGCGGAAGAGGTACCGCCAGCAGTAGACGAACGTCCGCTGATCGTCCAAGAATTTGGCACTCACCTGATAGGCATACCCTTTCGGGGGCTTCTCGGGAGAGGCGGCGAGTTCTTCCGGCGTAAACTGGTTTTCACACGGGGCGGCAGCCGTCTTTGCTTCCGGCACCTTCAGGTCGACGGCGTCGATGAACTTCAGGCATTCGGCGAACTGCCTACGCGGCAGTTCGTTATAGCGCGGAATCTGAAACCGCACCTTGATCGCACGGTAGATCGTCTGGTAGTTCGCACTGGAGGTCTTCGCCCGGCGTGCTACAGCCTGCTGAATCTGGAGCTGTTCGGCGGGCGTGATTGTGGTCGGGGCCTCGTAGCGTCCAGTCTTGCGAATAGCAGGCAGAACTTCGGACGTGACCCAGCGCTTGAAGCGCTTTGCGGATTCAAGCTTGGAGCCGAAGATGAGGGCGTAGAGGCCGGACTCGTTGACGCAGTTGACCGTCTGAGCACGACCGAGCTTGTCGGTGATTTCCTGCTTGATGAGGTCTTCTGTGTCGACGTGCTGAAATACAGCGTTCGAGGGCTTCTGAAAGCCAAGGGCTGAAGCAACGTCAATCGCAACGAAGAGGGGAAGGTCGGGGGTGCCGAGCGTGCGGACTTTGGAATTCTCAAAAGAGAAACAAGCGGGGATAGACATGTGAAGTCTCCGTAAGAGTTTGAAAACCCTCGTGCCATCCGCCAAGATGGTGAGCGAGGACTTGCGGGTTGGCGGACAGTCTTACGGAACTGCGCACCTTTCGGTGCCCCACAAGCCTCGCCCATAAGCAGAGACTTCGATGCACCCCTGTTTCAGGGGGGCATCCGTACGTAGCCAACAAAAACGCCGCTCAATCGAACGACAGGCGGCTACGCGCCGTAAGATCGGGCCGCCAAGCCCGCGCCGGCCATCGCGACCGACACAGGAAGCATACCCGAAACAGAGGCGCGTAGTCAAAAAGCATGGCGATGACCTTGACAAGTTTGGGGGCTGCGGATACGATCTAACTGCGGGTAGCCAAGGCTACGCCGTATACTCTGCGTACTCGAATTAACGTTTAAGCGATCTTTGAAGATAGCCGAGCGCAGGGGAAAAGCCGCTGTTCGCGGCTTTTTTTATGCCGCCTGACCTATCAAGTGAAGGATTTGCCTTATTCACAAAGCCCGTATTTGCTTGAGCACATAGAGCTGGCCTGCTCGCCATCGGCAAATATGTCGTACTGGCGTCCGCCTCTAGTAGTTCGTGACCATGTGACAGCATCTCGAATCCCTTGGCCGGTGCCGTTGGCAACTGGAAAGAACGTTGCAATTGATTTCTTTCCAGCTTTTTGCCCGATCTTTTCCCATTGTTCGATACGGTCAATTTGCTCCGGGAAACGGTTCGCGATTTCGCGCAACTCTTCTTTGCGACAATTGATGCACGGCATACATCCAACACGGCCCATGCCAAGTTTATAGAGCGGGTTTGGCTGGATTCCGTGACGAAGCATCATGTCGAAACAGTCAGAAGCCGTCCAGTCAAGAATCGGCCTGTAATTCCAGAGTTCAGCGCCTGTCTTTTCATCTCGCATTGCCAAGTCAAGTTCAACGGCACAGGACCGAGCTTTACTTTCATCGTGGCGAATGCCTTGCCACGAAACAACGTCTATTCCTTGTTTGATCAGCGGCAGCTGAAGGTATTTCTTCAGAACGTCTGCTTTCAATTCAATTGAACAAAAGCGCATTCGGGTTGAAGGAAATCGGCCCTTGCAAATAACCATGTCAAGAAACGGAATTCCAGTTGGATGAAGGACCGCAAGAGCTTCTTCGATCTTGCGTTCTGAAATTCCTTCTTCTCTCCACTTCGTTTGAACCGTTTTTCGCTTCTGCTCAATTGCCGCTGTGTAATCGGCCTTGAGCCACTTAATTTCCAACCCCGTGGACTCGGCCAGGTATTTGATGTACTGATAGGTGAGCGGATGCTCATTGCCTGTATCGCAGAACACTGGTTGAATGTTTTCTGTGCCTCTTTCGATCGCTAGTAATAGCATTGCGGTGGAATCCTTCCCACCGCTCACGCTGATGACATTTATTTCTTTTGTCATGTAAAAAAAGCCCCCGGCTTTCGACGAGGGCTTGTCAGTTATTTGAGCAGTGTTGGTAACAGAGCAACTGAAACCAGTTTGAAAGTCTCGAACGTGAGCGGGACGGACTTTTCTTTGGCGAATGCTCTGAGCTTGTCTACAAAGCCATTTGTCCGTAGCGTCTCCAGTAGCGCATACCCGTCCAGTGTGAGGGAGGGGGTGGCGCTAATGCCGATGTCGAAAAAACCGTCCAGAGATTCATGAACGTGCAGTCCCTCAATGTAGCCGCCTTTTGCCAGCAACTTGATGTGGGAGTAAACAACGCGAACGCTTGGATCTTGCTTTTGATCGCGTCGATCTGAAAGGAGCTGCCCTTCCTTCCATTCCGACAAGCTGTTTGCGTCGTTCAGAAATTCTTCAATCGTTTCCGATTCAATGTGTGCGAGGATGACTCGCATCAGATTCCAATCTAACTTCATATCCGGTCCGCGGTGAGAGTTCATTATGCACGCGCGGCCTGCGCGAACTTCTTTTCATAAAACGCCAAAACGTCCCTGGCATTCCATAAACGGCTGCGACCGCTGGACATCTTAAAGCTGGGCGGGACATCTCCCGAACTTTCCCAGTTGTAGATGGACCGCTTCGAACACCCCAGCACGCGGCACATATCGGCCACAGTAAGCGTAGTATGTCGGCCTTTCAAAAATTCCCAGTCTATCTTCTTCATTTCGAATCACCTCGAAAAACGCTTTTTTGTTCACCGAAAAGCCCGCGCATCACTAAATCAAAGTTTTGTACTACATAGTTCAGGGAGCGCAGAAGGTCTGCGCGGTTTAACTGTCTTTGGATGTCGCAAAGGACGTTCAAAGCGTCATAAACAGCATCAAAATTAGGTTGCAGGACTTCGCCGGTCTTATACAGATGGTCATACGCCGCATCCAGCATTTTTGCGGCGGCTGAAAACTGCCGTTCAATATTCACAGGTTGCGTAGTCGCCTTAGCCAGTACCCAACCATGAGCAATGGCGCTCATGAGGTTGGTCCAAATATCTGACTTCGCATCAAGGTCCCCGGTACGTGCCTGTTTGAACCACAAAAAAATAGGTAACTCGCACCGAGTTACCTCTTCTTCAGACATCGGAATCATGCACATCCATGCGCCGAAGCCTTTTTGCTCTATCAATTCGCCGCCGGATAGGTGTCGTTTGCGTCCCCTGGCTGCGGCTTTCTGCGCTTTCAACAGCGCTCTTTTCTCAGCCCTGTTCATTGCACCCACCTAAAGGTTCCGGCCTGCAGTACAAATTTTCTCTTCCTTCTCGTCCTGCAGTTTGTGTGTTTCGCAGACTTTCTGCAGGTTGTTTGCCATGCCTTCCAGCGCGTCAATCAGCATTTCATAAGCACGTTTGCAAGCCGCATAATCAGCTTGGCTTGCAGGAACGTTCATGCTGATATAACCGGCAATCTTTTGCACGCGGTTGTTTGTCTGCGTAAGCTGATGCGATACCTGGTTCAGGCATTCAAGCACTATCTTCTTTTGACTTTTCACGTTCTCTTCCCTCCAAAATGACGTGCTTTGCGTCTTGTCGGGCTTGTTTCTCAAGGCCCTTACTGGCACGCTGACACACCTGAAGCGCACCAGCGAGGATTGCCGTAAGCTCGGAAACCTCATACCAAACAACGCCGTGCACCTTTTCGCCTGAGATTTTTTTATTGCCTTTGAATCCAGTACCTTCAACCTTCATGATGATGGTGAAATCATCCGGATTGACTTCAAAACGCAGTTTTTCGATTGAAAAGGAATTCATATCACTTAGAAAACCTCAGCGAGGCTTTCAGTTCGATTCGCGCGCCGGGGACCGCTTCGCCTGCGTGAATCGCTTCGGCAATGGCAGTTTTATTCGGCTCAAGATTGATCTTTGCACCATCCCCCAGGGCCTTCAGAACGTCTTCGCTGGGGAGTTTTTTCAGGCCGGTGATTGACTTAATGCGCATGAATTCCGCAGGAATCTTGCTGTCTTCGGTAATGACGCTTTCTCGCGGCTTGCAAAGAGTGACGCAAAGGCCAGTTTTTCCGTCAGTAATTGTTTTGTACTGATTGCGCGTCATGCGGTAAATGGCGCGGGCCTCGGCCTTTTCCTGCGTGCGTTTTAAGCGCTCAAGAATCTTCTTTGAATCGTTAATGTGGGCTTTCAGCGCGGCAATTTCTGCATCCAGGCGGCGAATGAATCGGACTGAACCGGCGATAATGTCGCACATCTCACCCTTTAAGCTTTCAACTTCGGCCTGCGCCTTTTCTGCTTCCGGGCTTTTCAGAATTTCGCCCGTTTCGGGGTCTACCGCTTCTTCAGCCATGGCCTCCGCTTCACGCTGAATCGCGGCCTCAATATCATCTTCGACATCGTTTCCCGTGCGCCGGTTCGGGTCTTTCATTTTTTCGATGATCATTGGAAATGCCTTCAAAAAAAGCGCCCACCTGGGGCGCTTCGTTGCTCTTATTGGTTATCAGAAGAAATCTTCGGGTTCCGGTGCAGGCGGCATCCCGGCGCTTCCAGTAGTCTGCGCAGGCTGATGCGCAGGATAGGCGGCAGCGTCATTCACCGGGGCATTACTGCGCACGGGCTTATCTTTGAGCGTAGCAAAGCGGGATTCAACCACTGTAGCCTTATCCGCTTTTTCCAGAATTTCGCGGGCGCATTTGCCGTTTGCGGGATCGAATGGCGTAAGGATGTTGAGGTTGAAACTCTCACGAACAACGCCAGTATTGTCCGTATACAAGCGGTCTTCACGCTGAATCAACAAGCCGATAGGCTTCTTTTCGATGTCAGGCAGGCGATAGCCCTGATGTTGATCCGACTTGTCTCGCGAGGCGTTACGGCCATAAACGACGCCTTTAACAGCGTCCATTTTGGATAGCCCGAGACACACCATCATTGCATCAATGATGTCGGCGCCAAACGTGCGCTCACCGGTCTTTGATGTGATGTAGGTGCGGATGAAGGCAACGCGGTCCCCGGTGCCTTCAGACACATTGCCGTTAGCGTCCTTTTCCTTCCACTGTTTGCACTTGAATGCAATCTCAAGGTACTGAGCGCCGCTCTTTCCTTCGGCAATTTCTGCCTGGGCAATGAAGCCGGTGTAAATACCTGTATGGCTGATGCCGGAAAAACCGGCAACGGCTGAGGCGCGTTCATCGTTTCGCGTGAATGATGTAATCATCTTTCGTTTTGTCCTTCGTTATTAAACGTGTTGAGGAATCTCGTAGAACTGACAAATTTTTGTATCTACAAGTGCTAAATCGTTTTCGATTTCGTCCGATTCAAAAAGCCCCATCGGGCTTTTCACGGTATCGGCACCGCTGTTATGGGTCAGGAAGCAGTACTTCGCCTGGTCCACTTTGGTACGCAGAACGGTTGTGAATAACCCTTCTACGCAAATCTTTTCGTCAAGCATTCGGCCAAGCGTTTTGATACGCGTAAAACCGAAGTCATCGGTTTGGGAATGCGCGAGGATGTAAACACGTTTGTTTGGCCCTAGCTCACTGGCTGCCTTCGCAATGTCGAAACCGGCGCCGCCGATGTCCGTGAATTTGTCGTAGCCCTTCAAATTGCGCATTCGCATAAACATGAAGGAAAGGACGTACTGCCAATCATCAACAATGACAATTTCACGGTTGGTTTTGCTCATGGCCGAAACGATGTGGGCGGCATCATCGGTTACGTAAATGTTGTTTCCGTCCCCTTTTGCCCGAATCTCGGCCCATCCCTTTGCAGGGAAGGGAAGGGGCTTGCGCACCGGCTGAATCAACAGACATTGCGTAGGGTCGAGGTTACGTAGGGAAGCCGTTTTGCCGGTCCCTGACGCTCCTAAGATAAGCGTCGCAATAGACATTTGCGCTATACTCCTTTTGTACGTTTGGTGGTTCTCTTCCCAACGAAAACGGCGCAGTTCTCTTCCCCTGCGCCGTTTTTGTTTTTCTTATTCGGCGGCCTTCGCCGCTTCACATTGACTTCGCCAGTAGGCGAAAAGTCGTGCCTTTGGACGTTCTATACCGAACTCCCGGCACCAATGACGAAAAACCCGCAAATCTGCGGGCTTCTTTGTGTGCTTCATTACGGACCTCCGAAAGGGTCATAGTTGCGAAATTCGCGCTCTGCGGCTCTGGCCTCAGCGGCTTCGGCGCGTCGTTCAGCTTCGATTTCGCGGCGCAGGTCATCATCCTCTTCGTCTTCATCTTCATCGTCCTGACATTCGCAGTACCGCTCATAATCCGCGGCCGGATTATCCGAAGTGCTCCAAGTCTTCCGCTTCACGCGGCGGTTTTGAAGGTCCATTCTTCGCCCCCGTACTGGATGAAATTGTTCGGATCGTGCAGGGCAATTTCTCGAATCACCAAGCCTTTCAGGAATTCCGCAAGGGCCGGATGTTCCGTTTCTTCGCCGTTAAGGATGCGGATGCACAGGGCTTTGACTTCGGTCCCGATATCACATCGAACACCGTAAGAAACTTCCTCGCCCAGTAAGTAAAACTTCGCAGCCAATTTGTCCGGTTCCGCCTTCGCCATATCGCACTTCACGATTTCGATGCTGTCAAACCACAGCTTTTTTGCTTCTTCGTTTGTCATTATGACCTCATAAAAAAACGCCCTTTTGACTGCCTGCGAAGCGGCAATGCACCAGTCCAAGCAGACGAGAGAACGCAGGCAGTCAAAAAGGCGCGAGAAAGGGAAGGAGGGCTTTCAGATGCAGGCGCAGTTACTTTTCTTATGTTGCTGACAATTAGCGACCCTCGAAACCGCGCCTTTAGAACCCTGATGCATCAAAACACAAATACATCGGTCGCCAAGGAGATCGAGGATAAAGACTTACACACCTGAAAGCCCAATTGGGCGAGCTGCAGGAATCACACTTCTATATGAGCCGATGCGATTTCCTTTAGACCCGAGCGTTGAGAAGGCACGGTGTGGCGCGTATCGGCGTCAACCACATGCACAGCTCGAAAAAGCCCATTTCATGGCGCTAGCACCAACGCCATGAAATCGGCCTTTTCGCATCACCGCAGGTTGTTACCCCCTGACATGGCTCCCAGTAGGCTGATGATGTATAGCGCTTGCAGGTGCGCTGCGCATATGTTCCGTTTGGTCGGGGCACCACTCCCGGCTCAGGGTACAGAGTACTTTCAACTCCTTTGCGCACGCCTTCAGTGACGCTCGCTGCAGAACAGTTCAGAACCGTTCTTTTGTTTGCCCCATCCCACCGCCCAGGCCGTTAAAGGAATCGGCGAAAAGGGGCAAACAGAAGAACGATTTGTTCTTCTTGCCTGGCTAGTAACCAGGCAGAGAAAGCAGGGTGTACATGAGGACGATGAAGCCCGCGGCCGCAATGGCGTTCTCGAACCATTCGTTCATGCCAGCACCCACTTCAAAAGCGTCACAAGACAGGTGACGGCCGCGATGCCGATCACCACGTTTGCCTGAGAACAAAAACGCTCCTCGGCAATGTCGGCCAGTTGCCCCATAAGTAAACAATGCTCAAGCGTCATGGCTTACTCCTCGTCATTCGGTTTGCTGTGAAGAATCACCGGCTGTGATCCTGTAGAGCATCTTCACGTTTTCAATCAGCTCTCCGAGGATGCCGACGGCTTTGTTTGCGTCCTCGGGGATGCTGCGGCCTTCTTCGTGCGTTGAGGCCAAGTGCGAGAGTTCGGTCGTCAGGGCGTAGATGCTGTGGCAGGCGGCTTCCTGATCGATCGCGATTACTTCTTCGTCTTTGGCCTGAGTTACCGGTACTTCGCCTTCCGGCGGGATCGGCGCACCTTCGGGCTTGCTGCTTTCGCCGACGCCGCAAAGGTTGGTGATGTCGTTCAAGTGGTTAACGGCTTCCCAGATGCGGTTTTCCAGCGTCCGCAGGGCGGCGCGCCAAATATCTCGGTGCTTGGGCTCGCACTTCTGGTTGACGAGCTCCTGGAGTTCGTTTGCGCGGTCAACGATGAGACGCGCGGTTTCACGGGGGGTGAGGGTGATGGTCATGTTGCCTCTTGGTGGTTTTGTTTAGATGAGTCCGAATTACTCATCTGCGTACCCGAAATTAAACCACATCACTAACCTGCTTGTCAACTATAAAAGATGACTTCAGGGTATTCTGGTTAGGTGACCGGTTTTTGATAGGAGTCAAAAAGGCAACAAAAAAGCCCGCAGTGCGCGGGCTTGAGATTTGATGAACAATGGAATTTTATTAGAGCGAGTGCGTGTTACAGCAGCCGACACACCGTCCAACTATCACGATGTTGGACGTGTCCTTCACTACCATCTTTTCATATTTTGGATTATCCGACAAAAAATATACTGATCCGTCAGGGTTCATCTGTATCCGATATATGAATGCCGAACCCTGATACGTCATGGCGTATATGCCGTTGGCGGTGAAAGTGTTTTGCGAGATGTCAACGACGACTGATCCGCCTTGGAGAATTTCTGGCTCCATGTTGTCCGATGGCGCAGAGAATAGCTTTAGCGCACTGGGCTTGGATGTGGAAAGAGCTTGTTCGTACAGCCAATCTTCTTTGCACTCCATCAGCCTGATTTTGCTCAATTCCTGAATGCGCATCAGGTTGTACTCTTTCCGCGCCTCAAGCGCTGTAATGCGCACGTACCCCGTAGCTTCAGGCGTTTCCGCTGCAACTACAAAATTTGGCGCTTCCTTATCCAGGCTTTGCAGGGGAAGCCCCAGTTTAGGTTCTATGTCACGAGCGATCTTTGAGCCAAAGGACTTGGTGCCGTTGAGCATACTGCTTATTTGTTGGACGCTCTTTTGAGTCTTCCTGGCAACAGCAGCGGCTCCACCTAACTCATCGGCGATACGTCGCAGATTAACCCGGCGACGAGCTGTCAGTTCATCATCAACCATTATTTGTCCTCCTCTTAGTCCGGCTAGGTCAAATTATGGGTTAGATTGTCGCGCAAAGTCTAGGAAAGTTTTGATCCGTATTGGTTGACTTTTGGGGAATGTATGGGGTAGTATTCCAGTACCCATAATTGAACTAAAACGGAGTAGCTCTCATGCTTCCCTCTGCATCGCAGTATTTTCGCTCCCTTGCGTCGGTCGAGAAAAAGTCCATTTGCAAAAAGTGCGGGATCAAACTCAACTACTTTTACAACATCGTCAACCACCCGGAACGTCGTGTGTCCGTCACGCTTGCTTGCAAACTCGAAGAGGCAACGCGCCGGCAGGTTTCCCGTCGGGCGATTCTTCCTCAGATCGATTGGGAACTCATTGAAAGCACGGGCAAGTAGCCGGGAGGCTCGCCATGAACTACGTTCAGTTTCACGTAGGTGACTGGGATTCGAGCACGCGACTTTTGTCGCCACTCGAAAAGGGTGTCTACATAGATTTGTTGATGCTCTACTACTCAGTCGAGCGTCCGCTTATGCGTTCGGAATGCGAACGCATCTCCCGAGCATATGCGCCGGAAGAGAAAGCCGCACTGGAATATGTGCTTGACCGCTTTTTCCATCGTGAAGGTGACGTTTATGCGCATCGCCGGTGCGATGAAGAGATTGCCAAGACCGCGGAGAAGTCCGAGAAGGCCGCGAAGTCTGCTCAAGCCCGATGGAATAAGGGCTCAAGGGGAAAGAAAGCCTCAGACGCAAATGCAAACGACATGCAAAACGGATGCACTTGCAATGCGGACGCAGATGCGAACGGAATGCAAACGCATAGCGAACGCAATGCGAACGCAATGCTAACCAATAACCAAGAACCAATAACCAACAAAGAGACAGAAAGAAAGAAGAAAGAAAAGCGGCAGGCAATCACGCACGCATTCAACCTCGACACCCTGCCCGAAGACTGGCGGACGTTTTGCGAGCAGCTTCGGCCTGACCTCAACCCCGACACGGTCTTTGCCAGCTTCTCGGGCTACTACCGGATCGGCAAGGGCAAGGACACCATGCGTAGCGGGAAGGGATGGAATCAATCGTGGCTCAACTGGGTCAAGCGCGAGAAAGAAATCACATCGAGAAAGCCCGCGGGATCAACCGCACACCAACAACCTGAAGTTTTTGACGATGCCTACTACGAGGGATCAATGAATCCGGACGGTACGGCCAATTGGGGATAAGCAACCATGCAGACATTTTCAGCCATCATCGAATCCTCGCAGGGCGCAGTCCCTATGCCGATCCGCAGGGGCGCCGTTTTGAACTGCGCAATTCACGGACCGTATAACGGTATTCAGACCGTTTTGGGCGGGCAGGTCGTGTGTGAGTCTCAGTGTCCTGAGTGCGCACTGATCGAACGTAAACGCCGCCAGGCAGAGCGTGAGGTCTACGAAAAGGCTAAGAAAGCGGCCGAAGCCCGCGACCGCATCGAGGAGGCATTACGGCGCTCCTGCATCCCGGCCGAATACCGCACCAAAACATTCTCGAACTTTCTGGCCGAGACGAAAAACCAACAAGGCGCGCTGGACCTCGCCTGCCGGTTCGTGCGCGGTTGGGAAAAGGCGAAAGAGACCGGCTACGGACTCTTTTTCTTCGGTAACCCGGGGACCGGCAAAAGTCATTTGGCGTGCGCCATTCTTCATGCCATTTTGCCGCAGTCAGAAGGCATCTATACGCGCGCTACAGACATCATCCAATACGTCCGTAGCACCTGGAGTGGAAAAAGCGACAGAACGAGTTTTGACGCAATTCGGCTTTTCTCGGAGGTCTCCCTGCTTGTGATTGATGAGGTCGGTGTCCAGGCCGGCACCGAAAACGAGAAGCAGATTCTTTTTTCGATCATCGACAGCCGGATTTCAGAAAACCGCCCGACGATTTTCCTCTCGAATCTGCGCCCGGCAGACCTTAACAACGTTCTCGGTCCGCGCCTTGTGGACCGCATCCGCGGCAAGTGCGTCGCTTATCAGTTTTTAGGTAACTCAATGCGCCGGGCGCTTTCGGCTGACGTTTTCGGAGAGGCGGCATGAAACGCGTTCTCGATATGTGCTGTGGACCCCGGTGCTTCTACTTCGACAAGGCGGATACGCGCGTCCTAGCTTGTGACGTGCGTACGGCGAACTTCACGAATCAGCTGAACCGGACGTGCATCGTGGCCCCCGACTTGCTGCAGGACTTCCGGCATCTTCCGGAAGAGTGGGCCGGCAGGTTTGACCTGGTGCTTTTCGATCCGCCGCATCTGGTGCACGCCGGGGAAAAGTCCTGGCTCCGTGCGAAGTACGGGATTCTTGACCGGACGAACTGGCGGGCTGATCTCGCTGAGGGGTTCACCGAAGGGTTTCGGGTGCTCCGGGAGGGCGGCACGTTGCTTTTCAAGTGGGCCGAGACTCAGATCAAGGTGAGCGAAGTTCTGAAACTCACGGAACAAAAGCCGCTGATCACCACGCGGTTCCCGACGAAAAGCGGTACCCATTGGATTGTTTTCTACAAGGAGGAGGCATGAGCACCGAAACTTTTCTTGATCCTAACGCGAGTCTGATTTCGTGCGACGTCTTTGTCAGAGAAAAAGTACTCGGGCCGGAAGACGTGGTGTACGACTCTTGGCACGTCGTTATCAGCATTCCGGCGTACGTGCAGGAGCGCGAGGATTCCGGCACGTGGCAGAACGTCACTGTGGACTTCGCGGAAGGAAATAGTATGAAACGTACGTTTTCTGTGACCGGTTTGTGGCGTTATGAGTTGTGGCCGTCACTCGCGTTTTAGACCGCGATCAGGTATCACGATCTGATGCAGAAGCAGGAGACCGGAAGATGAATGACCACGTACTCGTGCTCCTCTATTTGTTGCTAGGCACTGTGATGGCGGTTCTTTTTCACGTTGAAACGCTCACTGGGCAAGGGCTATTCGCTCGCATACTAGCAGTCGTCTCAGCAGTCTTTTTCTACGTGTCGGCGGCCAATGTCGTCTTTTACAGGTGACTCATGACTTTGATGAACTTTGACAAAAGGCTACTCATAACAGCCCTTTTGAAGCGTATCGAAAGTTGCCCGATGGATCGGCAAACGCTTGAACTGACGTTTGCGAAATATGAGGAAGTCGGGAAGCAACTTAAGGCCGAAGAAGAAGCGAAAAAGCGGCTGGAATTGCTGACAAATTGAGGATACACGAAGGAGAAAGAGAATGAACAACCCGCTTAAGGAACCGCTGGTGTGCATCCGCATCCGAGAAGCCGAAAAGCTTCAAGTGATGCTGCGTAGTTATCTGCAGGAAATTCCGCGCATCGAATTACCGAAGAAACGCGCAGATGCGATTGCCATGCTGAATTACATCCGCACCCTGACTGATGACGCAAAGAACAAAAAGGACGCAATGGAGGCCGCCAAATGATTGAAGAATGGATTGAATACCGCAAGGACGACCCCGCAACACACCCGGGGTTTGAGGGCGCGTACCTTGTCACAATTCTCAGCAAGACCGGGGCGCGGTATGTTGAAATCAGGCCGTTTAGCTTTTCTTCACTTTTTGCCGGGGACTGGTCGCGCTATAGCGTGCAGGCTTGGCGTCCAGTTCCGGCCGCTTTCGGCGGGACGGCTACCGCGCAACAGCTCGCATGGGGGCTTACTTTTGACCCCTTCGAGTGCGCAACCATCATGACAGGGCTGAAAAATCTCCTGGACCTTTACTCAGAACTCATTAAGCGCATACCCTCTCTGGCCGAGGTTTCAGCCTGCCAAGAAAGCCTAAACGACGTGACAGAGATCAACGACAAGATTGGCGATTACTTTGAGGCGCTACAGAACGCTTGCATCCGTGAGGGGGCGGCATCGTCTCGTAGCCTCGGCGAGGACGAACAGCAATGATTGACTATTTCTTTTTCTTTGTCGGCAATGCCTGCGTTCTGGCGCTTTTGCTCGGCGTTTTTCGAGGCTACTTTAACCGCGTCTGGGCTTGCATTTTTTGGGTCGGCCTTGCCGCCAGCGTTGCCGGGATCGTCTCTTCAGCCGCAAAGATGGCGGGGGTTTTCTGATGGTGTTCGCATCTTAATTACCTTGTGATTAGATAATGACAACATACACAATCAACCTACAGGTCGAAGGGGAGCGCGCGGTCGGCATTGTCGCCGCCCTTCACGCGGACGGCTATCACGCTGAGGCAACAGAAATCAACCGTCAGGTTCACGCCCAGCGCGAGGCCGCTATCCGCAATCTTTGGGTGCACGGCGCGCCGCAAGAACGTAAGGCCGCCGAGGCCTCGAAAATTGACGAATTCATGCGCGTGATTTTTGGGAGGTAACAGACATGAGCCGCCCCAGCTACTTTGAGCCGTATCAAGTCCCGCCCGGATACTTTGACGAAGAAATCCTACTGCTTGAGGGCGTCAGGAAACACGCCGACGCCCACGGCAATACGGACGTTTTGCTTGTTGCCTCGGTTGCCCTCGATTTCGTCCTGGAGATTACTTCCCGCAAGGGCACGCGCGAGATCTTTATCAGCTTGATTGATCTGTGCACGCTGGCACGGACTTCATGGCCGAAGAATCAATTTATTACCGATCCGTTTGAAAAGCTGGCCGAAAAAGTTCGGGCAGGGCTTCAGGCGAATGAACGTGCAGGGGGCCACAAGTGATCGTCCTTACTTTTACGATCAAAGGCCCCGGTGTACCGAAGGGCCGCCCTCGCTTTACGCGTCAGGGCCGGGCTTATACGCCCAAAGCGACGGAGGACTTCGAGAAGTGGGTCCGGGCAAACGCCAAGCAAACGATGATGAAAAACGGCGTTCGGATGATCGAGTCCGGCGCCGCCAGCATCAAGATCATGTTTCGCTTTGCGCCTCCGGCCTCATGGAGCAACAAACGGCGCCAGGCGGCCATCGCGGCCCGGGCGCCGAAGATCACAAAACCGGACCTCGACAACCTCGTCAAGGCCGTCACCGACGCTATGAATGCCGTTGTGTACGATGATGACAATCGCATCTACAGCATCGAAGCCTGCAAAATTTATGGGCCCGTCGATGACATCGGCATAGAGATTCACTCAGTAACCGAAGAAGGTGTAGACGATGCAGATTAAGATCAAAGGCAGTTACTTTGAAAGCAACTGGAAGCATATTGAGCAGGATAATCCGCGCACCTATCCGCGCCCTTATGAAAAAATCCTAGTGTGGCTCAAGGCTTCAGCTTTTGAGTCTCAGGTCGTTAAGCGCTTTTTCGGACATCCTGACTTCTACGCTTTCGGATACCGGATTTCGCCTACCTGTGTCCGGATGCTTCCTGTAAGCGGACGTTCAACGCCGCCTATGGTCAGTATCATTGATATTCGTGCGTTTAAATCAACAGGGCAGGAAGTCGAAGAGTCATGAGTGAAGACCAGATTTTTCGGGCAAGAATTGTCAATTGGGCGCGGTATATCCGGCCCAGTCGGGCACATTCTCCGACCACAATGCTTTCCCGTTATGCCTCAAGCTGGCAGGAGGAACGCTATCGGGAGATGCCGGGAGAAAAGGTTGATGTGGATGATGCTCAATTGCTTGAAAAGTCCTTCCCCTGGCTTGATGCCTCAGACCGAAAGTTGTTGAAGGATTGGTACGTCAATTTGTACTCAATCGGCAAGATGTCCCGCGTTAACCACATTTTCTTTCGTAACGTGGTTTTACGGGTTCAAGCCGCAGAGAGGCGTTTTCGGGATGCAGTCGAGGCCGTATCCACACGATTTGACAATTGTCAAAAAACGGGGTTTAATTCGCCTCAAGAAAATTTGAATCGCGGCAGCGTTTAAAAGTCACGGAAATACCCGTGGCCTTTTTGCACCCTGAAGAAATAACCCGTATCGATTGATGCGGGTATTTTTTTGCCGTAAAACGAAACCCTGAAAAGCAGTTATCAGCGTTTGGAGGCTATGCAACATGATGCTCGATCAAGATGCAAGACTCCCTTTTTCGGCGCGCTTGTTTCGCGTTGTGGCGTGGTTATCGGCAGCCGGGATTGTGGTCAGTGCGTTTTGCCTTGCGGTTCTGTACGTGGTGCACTGCGCTCGCACATGGCTATAAAACCTAGAGAGGGACGATATGGCTAAGAAACCTGCGCCCCAAAAGAAAAAACGGGGACAGCCTTCAAAATTCACCAAGGAACTTGCTGACCGTATCTGCGCAATGATCCGCGAAGGTATTTCAGAGCGTGAGATTTGTGATATGCCGGACATGCCGTGCATTCAGACGCTGTGGAATTGGAAAGAGGCGCATCCTGAATTCCTAGAACAGACCGTGCGCGCGCGTGCACAAAGCGCAGAGCTATTCAACCGGCGGGCCACGCGGGTTGCAGAGGAAACATCCGATTTCGCAGACAAGGTTGCAGATGGCCAAATAGAGATTGGCGGGGAACCGCTACGACATCTCCCCAGTGGCTATGTGGAAGCGAAAAAGCTTTTGATTCAGCAACTGAATCGTGAGGCTGGACTTCGTGACGATAAGAATTTTGGAGATCGTAAGCGCGTGGCCGTAACCGGCGCAGACGGCGGCGCGGTGAAGGTTGAAGAAAAAACCGACCTTTCGGGCTTGCCGCTGGCGAAGCTGAAGGCGGTGAGAGAGCTACTTTATGGCGAAGCCGCAGAGGATTCCGAGTCTAATTGAACTGGACCAAGAGATTGCAAAGCGCAGTTTGGCCGAATTCTGCAAAATGGCGTGGGCGGTACTCGAACCGGCTACGCCGATTAAATGGGGCTGGGCGCTTGATGCTATGTGTGAGCATCTTGAGGCCGTGCATTCTGGCGAAATCAAGCGCCTGTTGATGAATGTTCCCCCCGGCATGATGAAAAGCCTGCTTACGGGCGTTTTCTTCCCTGCATGGGAATGGGGGCCGTGCGGCGCCGCTCAGTTGCGTTACCTGACTACGGCTCACAAAGAACCGCTGGCCGTGCGCGATAACATGAAATGTCGCCGTCTGATTCAGTCGGATTGATATCAGGAACGCTGGCCGGTGAAGTTGACCGGTGACCAGAACGCAAAGACAAAGTTTGAAAACGTTGAAACCGGTTTTCGTGAGTCTATGAGCTTTCGAAGCCTGACCGGTTCGCGTGGTGACAGGGTGATTATCGACGACCCGTTATCCGTAGACGATGCGTTCTCTCAGCCTGCGTTGGATGCCGCAGAGCAAACCTTTCTTGAAGCCGTACCAAGCCGCGTAAACAATGAGAAAAGCGCAATCATCGTAATCATGCAACGTTTGCATGAGCGCGATACTTCGGGAATCATCCTTGAGCGCGATTTGGGCTATACGCACTTGATGTTGCCCATGCGCTTTGAGGAAGCCCGGCGCTGCGTTACCTCTATTGGCTTCAAAGACCCACGGACTACCGACGGTGAACTGCTTTTTCCTGAGCGCTTCAGCGAAAGCCAGGTTAAAGAGCTGGAAGCCACAATGGGGAGCTACGCCGTTGCAGGGCAGTTACAGCAACGGCCAGTCCCGGCAGGCGGTGGGCTTTTCAAGGCCGAATGGATCAAGTTTTGGAGTGCCGAAACTCTCCCTGACAAATTTGACAGTTACGTTTCTTCATGGGACTTGAGCTTTAAAGAAACGGCCACATCTGACTTTGTGGTTGGGCAGATTTGGGGAAAGAAAAAGGGCTGCTTCTATCTGCTGGATCAAGTTCGCGGGCGGATGGATTTCGTCAAGACGCGCCGGGCCTTCATTGATTTGGCCGAAAAGTGGCCAAATGTCATTCGGAAGCTTGTCGAAGATAAGGCAAACGGCCCTGCGATTATCAGCGCCCTGAAAGAAACGGTGAGCGGCATTACGCCGGTGACGCCGAAAGAATCGAAGGAAGCGCGTGCGTCAAGCATTACGCCGTTGTTTGAGGCTGGCAATGTGTTCTTGCCGCCGCCTGACCTTTATCCCTGGGTGAAGAAAGAACTGGTGCCGGAAATGTTGAGTTTCCCTGCTGGCGCTCACGATGATCAAATAGACGCCTGTACGCAGGCCATTTCTGACTTGCACGGGAAGCCCGGCTGGCGTTTTCATCCTACTAACCTCGCGGCGCTCAGACGCTTTTAAAAAGACTGCGCCGCAGGCTACGCCCCAGGCGCGGCCCATGATGCACATTGATTCGGCCATGACGCAGGCTCTTTCCGACCTCAACGCGAAACCGGGTTGGAAGATTCATTCCACAAATCGCGCGCTGCTGCGCACGGGATTCAAATTCTGAACATGAGCAAGAAAAAGGAAAAAACTTCCCTCAAGCGCAAAATCGCAGCCAGTGCAATGTCTTCCAATGCTGCGGATCTTCGCGCCGAGCAAATCAAGGAAACCAAGAAAAAGTTCCTTGAAAACTGCCGGCTCCCGGAAACTCTCGGCTTTGGCGTCGGCGAAGAAGCAAAGGAAGCGCGTACGGCAATGGACGCGGCTTTCAGCGACAACGTTGGCATGGACGCAATTTTTGAGACGCTTGCCGGCCACGCCGTTGACATGGGGCAGTTCCCGTATACATCTTTCGTTGGGTACGGCGTACTGCAGCAGATTGCCCAAAACGGCATGATCCGAAACTGCATCAAGACGGTTGCCGACGACATCACGCGCTCTTGGATCACGATCAAGGGAGGCGAAGAGACGCCACCGGAAAAGATTGCCGAGCTTCAAAACGCGCAGGAAAACGACTATCACCTGCGTTCCCTTTTCAATCGAGCTGTGGCGAAGGTTGGCTTCATGGGCGGCGCCTTCATCTTTGTCCAGACAACGCCAAGCCCCGAGAGCGGCGGAGACATTGACTTGTCTTTGCCGCTGATTGTTTCGGATTACTCGGCAGAGATCATGCAAGGGTCAACCATCAAGTTCCTTGTGATTGATCCGATCAATGTATCGCCTGCTTGCTACAACAGCTTTGATCCGTTGCGCGCGGACTACATGACGCCGCGCGAGTGGCTTGTTTTGGGGCGGAGAGTGAACGCCACGCGAATGCTCACGCTCTACGCCAATGAGCCGCCAGTTCTGCTTAAGCCGATGTACAACTTCCTCGGCATCTCGCAGGCACAAATCCTGTGGGATTACGTTTTGCATTGGAATGAGTGTCGTGTCGCGTCTCAGGAGCTTATCAAGAAGCTGAGCCTGCTGATCTACTACACGAACATGCAGGATCGCATGAGCACGCCCAACGGCGTGGCTGAGATGGACGACGTGATGACCGTCCTTCAACACTACCGAAACAACAACTCGGTCTTTGTCGCAAACGCCGACACTGACAAGGTGGAAAACGTTTCGATGACGATTGCCGGTGCGTCGGATATCGTGCGGCAGGCGCAGGAGATGATTGCCGCCATCAACCGGACGCCGGCAGTGAAGCTATTTGGCATCAGTCCCAGCGGATTCAATGCCACCGGTGAGAGCGACCTACGCAATTACAACGACCACATCCGTAGTCAGCAAGAGTTGTACCGTCCGGCACTGCAGAAGTGCCTCGATGCGATTCAGCTGGTTTTGTGGGGGAAGATCGATCCTCACATCACGTTCGAGTGGAACGAGCTCGACATGAACAACGAGACGTCGCTTGCGGCCAACTTCAGCGCCCGCATGATGGCACTTGCCACCCTGAAGGATCGGAACGCCATCAGCGCCGAAGAGATGCGTAAGGCGGCTAGACTTGAGAAAAGCGGCCGTCTTGAGTGGCTGGGCGACGAAGCGCCGGAAGAAGATGAAGGCGATCTGATGACGGATTCGGGAATCCCGGATTTCCTTTCTCAGCTGAGCAGCGGATCGGAGCACGCCGATGGCGAAGAAGATCAAAACCGCCCGAGCGATTGAAGCAAATGCGGGTATTCAGCAGAAGTTCAAAAAGAAGCTGCTGACCTTTTCCCGCGCCTTCTCGACAGAGATTGTTAAAGCGATTCTGCTTGACTTGGCCGACAACGGCCTGCTTGCGCAAGATCGGAGTCTGACAAACCCGAAGAACCCGCAGGACAAAAGGACGCTGCAGGAAATCTCCAAAATGGTTTTGGCCAAATGGAGTCGCAATCCTGAATTTTTCAAGGATCACGTCGAGCAGTTCATTGCCCAACACTTGGGCAGTTGGATTGCCAAGGCAACGCCGCAGGCGCGAAAGATTGCCGAATGGGTGGCCCGCTCGACTGCGGCGGATGTGACTGCCAGCCAGCGTCAGGCTTACGTCGCTGCGGGCCTCCCACTCGACTTTATGGCCGAAAAATGGACCGTCCCGGTCGTTCGTCAGCGCATCAGCCAGAAGGCTGCCGATGAGCTCCCATCGATCATCGAGTGGAGTACGAATCTCATCACGAAGATGGCCGTAAATGACGTGCAGCGACTGCAAGACGTGATCGTCTCTACGCTGGCTGACGGGAAAAACATCACGAGCATGAGAAAACTGCTCGGCGTGACTTCGGGCTTTGATGCGGACCGCGCTAGGCGCGTGGCCATTGACCAGACGAACAAAATCGCAAACGGCATTTTGAGGGCGAACGATTTTTCGTTGGGGATCACTGAAGGCATCTGGGTGCACGTTCCCGGCCGGTTTTCCTCACGTGAAACGCACAAGGCCATGAATGGGAAGCGGTTCGACTTGGCAAAAGGCATGTTCGATCCGGCTGTCAATCGTTTTGTCAGCTGTGCGGAACTTCCGTTCTGTCGATGTGTTTACCGGCCTGCTTTGAATTTTTCTCAACTAGTGAAAACGAAATGAAAACTTCACTTGCCTACGACAAGGCCGTGAGTTTTCGTTGGCACGATCAGGACGGTCGGCTTCACGTTGATCGATCCAACCTGACTCGGGTGCAGGTGGCGCCTTATCGTGGCGCAGAAATTCCTGGATGTGAGGAGCTGCACCTTTCGCCGACGAAAATTTATTACGGCTTTCGTCCCCCAGAGGAGCTGGGAGACGAAGAAACAGTGAAAAGCGTGATCGGCATCCCGATCCAGCTCAATCACCACCTTGACTATCCAGATGCACCGGCGATGGACACCCGCGTCGGCAGCACTGGGGATCAAGCGCGATTTGACGGGACGTTTTTGTCGAATTCGCTTCACTTTCAAAATGAGAGCGCTTGCCGCCGCATCCGCGACGGGAGCATGAAAGAGCTTTCGCTGGCTTACAGCTACGACCCCGATTTCAATTCGCCGGGCGTCTACAACGGCCAGCACTACGATTTCACGATGCGGAATATCCGGGGGCAGCACCTCGCGCTCGTGGAAGAAGGGCGCGCAGGGCCTTCCTGCGTCGTCGAGGATCATGCCTTGGAGGAGATAAATTCAATGGACAAGGATGACAAGGTGCCCCCGATCGGGGCAAACGATGGCGATGAAGAGCCGGTCGAAAAGGCCGAGGTCAAGATCGCCGATGCGATGGGGATGCTTGCGGAACTTCTGCGCGGGCTCCACAAAACCAATGCACAGGGGGAAACTGTGGCAATCACGGAAGACATGGACAAGGACGCGAAGATTCGAGAAATCGCCGCGATGTTTGCAAAGCTCGGCGCCGACGAGGAGGACGTGAAGAAGCTCACGGACTCGCTCTCTGATCTCGCCTACTCGCCTGATGAAAATCAGACGGCCGAAGACGAGGACGAGGTTGTCGAGAAGGAAACGGTCGAGGAAGAGACGCCGGACGGCACAGAGACCGACGAGTTCGAAGACATTGCCAGAGACGCCATTAAGGCCTGCGGCTACGACAACGAATCGGAAGAATTTCAGCGTGCTTTTGCTGAAGGCGTTAAGTACGGCGAACGCAAGGAAAAGCAGGATCCACAGAAGCTCGATCGAGAGCATGAACGCGAAGGCGAAGAGCGCTATCTGCATGGTGCTCAGGACGCCAAGATGCTGAGCCGCCGCATTGCGGCTCTGGAGAATGCCTCCCTCATCCGTACTGCGCTGGACGAGTGCTCGACGGTCATTGGCAAGGCTCGCGCAACGGCCTTTGACAGTGCCGACGCCGTGTACATTGCCGCGCTCAAGCAGCTCGGCGTTTCTACTGCTGGCATGAGCCGCAAGAACGCCCGTGAAAAATTTCTCGGCGTTGTGCAGGGTATGTCTCTGGCGGCCAAGCGTCGCGAGGTAGCAGCGGACTCCGCGAAAAGCCTCAAGGTGCCGGACATTGCCAAGGGCATCCGAGTCAATGTTTCTTAAGGTGAAAACATCATGCAGAAGACTGTGAATCTTTATCCCGCCGTTGGCGTTCCGGGTCAGGAAGTCAACGTGCACACGGCGATCTACACGCCGTTCAATTACATTAGCGACGGCACCGGGGCCGCCGGCTCTTTTGTTTTCGTGAAGGCGAACACTGACGACACCGGCGTCGTCTATCCGCTGGCATCGGCCACCGGAACGGGCACTGTCATTGGTCTCGTGGAGAATACCTTCACGGGCACGCTGGCCTACAACCAGGACGGCACCCTCATCTACCCTCAGGGCGCAAACCTGACGATTGCCGTTCGCGGCGACTACTACGTCGCGGCTTCCGGTGCGGCCACCGTTGGTCAGGCCGTGCTTTGCAACCCTGCCAGCGGCGCCATCACCTACGGCACCCCCGGCACCGCCAACGATACCGGTTGGGTCGTCATGACGCCGGCAACTAATGCGGGCGACATCATCATCATCTCGAATCGTGGCGTGGGCATCACTCCCGCCGCCGGCTAAGAGGTTTGAAAATGGATCAGAATATTTATTGGTTGAAGAAGTTCGGCGTGAGCTCCCCTTACGCCGTGGCAATGATGCCCTATGAGCGCGACGAGCAGGGCAACATCATCGTCAATTACAACGTGTCCGATCGCAAGATCGCGCAGGACGCAGCGATGAGCACGATTCCCAACATCGGAATCCCGTCCGCCTACCTGACCTATCTCGATCCGCAGATCACGACGATTCTCTTTGCCGTGATGAACGCGACTCAGCTTTTCCCTGAGACGCGTAAGGGCACGTGGGTCAACACATTCATGAACTTCCCGGTTGAGGAAATCACGGGCGACGTCACGCCCTATTCGGATTTCACCAACTCCGTGTCGTCTAGTGTCAACTACAACTTCCCGGTTCGCGAGAACTTCGTTTTCGAGACCAGCCTGAAATACGGCCTGCGCGAGCAGGAAACCGCCGGTCAGGCCAAGCTCGACTACGCAGGTGCCAAGCAGCGTGCGGCGGCCAGCATTCTTGCCCGTGCGCACAACCGCTTCTACCTTTACGGCGTGGCCAACAAGATGGTTTATGGCGCACTCAACGACCCGAATTTGAACGAGTCTGAGACGCCGGCTTCTGTCAATTCGCAGACGACGTGGGAAGGAAAGGTTGCGGATCAGGGGAACGCGGCGACGATTTCCAATGTGATTTTCAACGATATTGCCAAGTTGGTGACGTCTCTTATGGGGAACAACGCCGGCAACGTGGATCAGAACACGGATATGGTTCTTGCGGTTGCTTCGGATCGTTACAACTACCTTTCAATCCCGAACTCGTTTGGCCTGACCGCCTTCAATTTGCTCAAGAGCAACTACCCCAACATGAAGGTGATCCAGCTCCCCGAGCTCAGCACTGATTCCGGGTCGATGCTTTATCTGACCGTCCCGAAACTGCTTGATGAGCCGACCGCTGAAAACGTCTACGCTGAAAAGATGCGCTTCGGCAACGTTGAGAACTACTCGTCGTCCTGGGTGCAGAAGGCTTGGGGCGCCACGTTCGGCTGCGTCATTCGTCGTCCGAATCTTGTGGCAACGATGACGGGTATCTAAACCGTTCAACTTAGAGCAGGAAATGTGAGGAGCCGCGATTGCGGCTTTTTTCTTGCCCGGCGGGGCGAGCTCCGGCTCGTCCCGTTTTCTTTTTGAGGATCAAAAATGGCTGGTAAAAAGAAGATCAACGCCGATCAGGTTGAAACGGCGGACATCGTTGGTAGCACGCTCGAAAAAGAGCCCGAGGAGGTTTCGGAAAAGGAAGAAACCATTGCGATTGCCTGCAACCTTCCCTTCGGTCTCAAGTTCACCGATGTGCCCTGTGGAAATGGTGCAACCAAGACCGTCATTTTCCCCGGCATCAACTCTGCGCTTAAGGGAAAAAAGAGCGGCATCCTTGCCCTCCCTGGAAACGCTATTTGCGTCACGTTGCTGAAGAAGGATTGGGACGCAATTGTCAAGATGCACGGTAAGGAAATTGCTTTTATCGGTCGAAATGGCCGTATGCCTTGCATCTACCCGGTTGGTGACAAGAAAGGATTCAAGGCTGCGGCCTCGGAAATCGCCGAGATGAAAAACGGCCTTGAACCCATCGACCCGAAGGCCGAGGGTGTGAAGGAAAAGAAAGAGGAATAAGCAATGACGCCCTACGTGATGAATTTTGAAAACTTCCGTGCGATTTACCCAGCATTGACGGATGAGGTCGTCTCTGATGACCAGTTGAAATTTCTGTGGGGCGTTATTGAATCTATGTTGGGCGACGGACAAGGGAATTTCATTTACCCAGAGCCGCAAAATGGACCCATCCTCAATGCAGCTCTGTGCCACCTCGTGACACTTGAGACGAATGGACTTTCCCAGCCCGGGCGCTTGTCTTCTGCGTCTCAAGGCAGCGTCTCCACTTCCTTTGACAACCTCAACATCAAGTCGGAGTCTGGGCAGTGGTGGAATCAGACGAAGTGCGGCGCGCTCTTTTGGGTGCTGACGCAGCGGTATCGCGTGGCCTGCCGACTCTACGGCGGCCGAGACTTTCACCCGTGGGGGTGACGAATGAAGCCGACTGTCAAAATCTCTGTCAAGAACGCCGAAACCATTAAGAAATTGGCCACATTGGCGAAGCCCGCAGAAAAGGGAACGGCTTTCAAGGTGGGAATCATTGATGATCCTGAAGTTGCGACCTATGCGGCTTACAACGAGTTTGGATGGGTGCAGCGAGTTACGCCAAAACAGTCTGTCTACTTGAGCGGAAGGCTAAATTACAGCGTCAAAAAAAATGGATTTGCCAATGCGCCAATCAAGCCGGGAATGACGCTAAGCAGCCCGCCCCGGCCTTTTCTGCGCGGGACGGCAGACGCCAAGAAAGAAGAGTGGCGCGACATGATCGCTCAAGGGATCAAGACAATCGGTGTCCAACAACTGCCAAAGATCATTGAGTTGGTTGCGAGGCAGGCTCAGGTGGATGTTCAAGAAACCATCAAGAACAACGGAACGGACAAGCAGAAGTTTCCGGACCGGAGTCCGCTGACAAAAGAGCTCTACGAGGGGAAGTTTTCAACAACCTCATCCGGCAGAAAGCGCAAGATCGAAAGCGATTCCGGTGCAGGACGAGACAAGGCACTCCTTCTTTCCGGCACGCTATTGCAATCAATCGGGTACGAAATCAAATGACAGACGCAAAACGTTTGGGCGCGGCTTTCTGTGCTGGTCTCTTTTTTACCAGAGGACGAAATGTTGCCCAAGATGCCGCCAAGTGGATTACCGTACACCCCAACGGCTCCGGAAAGAGTAAGGCCGGAAAAAACATTAAGGGCCGCCATGTTTTAATTGACGGCGAATCCGGAATAGTTCTGGGCGGCATGGGCGGTAAATTCACCGGAAAGTCCATTTCTTCTATCTCGAAGAAAGCGAAAGCAACGCCGGTAAAGAAGACGAAAACGACAAAGGCGAAGGCGGCACCGGCAAAGACAACGGCGCCGAAAAAGCCGGCTGTGCCCGAAGGACATACGAAACTTGACGGCACAATGAGGGTTGAAAAGGAAACTGAAAAGGCAGTGTTGGGCGTTTTTCATGGGAAGCGCACCTGGTTGCCTAAGTCTCAAGTGACTGTTAAAGACGGTGTGATTACCTCGGCTTCCAACAACATCATTGACGAAAAGGGCTGGCGCAAGTTTTCTACAGCACGGATTGATACCACGGGCGGGTGGGAATGGAACGACCGGACCTCTGCGAATGCGAAGCGGTGGGCAGAAACCAAAGTTAATCTGCCTTCGGGACAGATGAAGCTTGATTTCCCGATTCGAATTAAGCGCGAAACTGATAAAGCATTCATGCTGGACTATGACGATTACACGACATGGACGGCTGATGAAAACGGCGAAGAAGTCTTTCCGCCGCTGTGGGTCCCGAAGTCGCAAGTAACCGCAAGCCCTGACAAGAAAAGCGTTTACGGCATGGCGAAATGGCTCATGAAGCGTCAAAAGATCAAATCTTGGGATGACGTCCATAAGAAGAAACGCAAGCCGAAACAAAGTGCGACTGCTTGGATTCGTTTGGGGAACGCGGGCATATCAGGCTGGAGGGGTGACGTTGACCGCTAGCATCAAGGTCCGGTTAGGCATGAAGTTTGACTGACTGAAGAAACTCGCTGAGACGATTTGGCTGGACGCAGAGAGTGACCGGACGGCAGGCCGGTTATCTTAATTTCCACAAATGCCATACGAGGCTGGCGAGGACGCCGTTTATTGAGTGGATAAGAAAGGGAATAAGGTCATGAGCTTAAACCTACACGCCATTGTCCGAGGTGCAATCACCTTCAACAATGCTGATCAGACCTTCACCCTTTTCCGGTCGCTCGGGACCTTTTCGCGTGATCCGGCCACGATGGAAACCGTGCCGGACGTATCTTCCGGCGTGACGGTGCAGGGGCAGATACAGTCGATCGGCTCCGACTCGATCGTCCAGACAGAGCGGGTGACATTCGAGTCAACAGTTCGCCGACTTTACCTCTACGCGCCGTCTTCGCCAAAGGCTCGACCGTGGACGATGTGGCGGCCGCTGGCCCGCTCGGGGGACTATGTGCAGGACGCAAAAGGGTACTTTTGGTACGTCGATGCGGTTCTCGAAGATTTTTCCAGCTCCGGCTGGGTGTCGCTTCAGGTGATTCTTCAGACTGTGACGCCGAACTTGAATTTTGGAGACGGGACCAATGGCTGCGATTGTTGACCTGACTCAAGCGCAGATTTTTTCTGCGGTTGAGCAGTTTTTGCTGAACTTTTCCACGCCTCCACTGACGAGTGACGGTCTGCACGTTATTCCGGGCAATGTGAACGATCAATCTCTCCCCGCCGATGGCGGGGATTTTTGCATCTACACCCCGCTTTTAATGAGTAGGCGGGGCACTAATGCAGAGGATTGGAACACGGCACCGGCAGAGGCCGTGAACTATGACGAATACGTTGAGACGGTCTGGCAGATCGACTGCTTTTCCCGATCAATGGTTTCTGCCCAGCAACTGGCAACGACCTTCGAGCTGATAGCTCGAAGCGAAGCGGGCGTGAATTTTTTCAAGCCGCTTTCTGTTGATTGCCTGTTTGCTGAGAACTTGAGAAATCTGAGCTTCGTGCTCGACTCGAAAAAATATGTGTCTCGGTGGAGTTTGGAGCTTCACCTAGGCTTCTGGAAACAGATCCAAGTTTCCTTCGACTTTTTCACGTCGGTGAATGTGAACGTCGTCAACGTTGACGTGAGTTTCCCGCCGACTTGAGGCGGTTCTTTGAGGATAGAAAATGAGCATCAATGCTTCTTACCTTGTGAGTTTGACCCCGCGAGTTTTAAGCGGCGGAAGCGCCGACCTTGAGACAAACGGCATGGTGCTGACAAGCACCTACCTTTTGCCGACGAGCGCTCCGGCCATGTCCTTCCCGTCGGCAAAGGCGGTGGCGGACGTTTTTGGCGCAGCTTCACCCGAGGCGGAGTTTGCGCAGCAGTACTTCACCGGCCTGACGAATCAGGCTCAGGCGCCCAAGGCGTTGATTGTCGGTCTGAACATGCAGACCGAAATGGCGGCTTGGATTCAGTCCGCGCCGATCACTGCAACGCTTTCTGAGCTAAAGGCCGTCAGCGACGGTGCCCTGACGATCAACATTGACGGTTCTCCCGTCACTGCGACCGGCATTGACCTTTCCGAGGCCCAGTCACTCAGCGAAGTGGCCACAACGGTTGCGGCCAAACTGACGGGCACGACCGGCGCTTACAACAGCGACCTGAACGCCTTTATCTTCACGACTTCCAAGACCGGTGCAACGGCATCCGTTGGTTACGCAACCGCCGGCACCGGCGGCACCGACCTCTCGTCGATGCTTGGGCTGACGCAGACAGCCGGCGCTGTCTTGTCTCCCGGCGTGGCAGCCATGACGCCCGCACAGAACCTCGATGCGATTGTGGCGGTCACGGCGAACTGGTCGCAGTTCACGACGCTGGCCGAGGTGACCGAGCAGGAAACGGCTGAGGCCTATGCCGCCTGGGCTGACGAGTCCGACGACTACGTTTACATTTTCTGGTCAACCGACTCGAAGATGACGAGACAGACCACGCAGTCTTCGACGATTGCGGCCGTCTTGCAGAACACCTACAACTGTACTGTCATGTTGTACACCGAGTCGAACGACGCGGCAGCCGCCGCCCTTGCCTACCCCGCAACCATCAAGTGGGATCAGGAACAAGGCATGAAGGTGCTTTTCGGCAAGTCGGCAACCGGTATTGCGGCCTCCGTGACGGATGAGACCGTGGCGGCAACGCTTGATGCGCTCCGCGTGAGCTACGTCGGCCAGTTCGCAACGCGCAATGCCGAGTTCAGCTTCTTCAATCGCGGCGAAACCGCGAGCTCAATGTACGGGTTCTATGACACCCTGATCGGCATGATCTGGCTGCGGGCGAAGATTCAGCGCGCCTGCATGGATGGTTTCAGCACTGTCAGCCGCGTTCCCTATAACGCCAAGGGCTACACGCTCATCAAAGCGTGGATTTCTGACCCGATTCGTGCGGCCAAGACTGTCGGCGTCATCGACACGGGCCTTGCTCTGTCCGATTCGCAGAAGGCGCAGATCACACAGGAGGTCGGGCAGGACATCAGCAATGAGCTCTTCACGAATGGCTACTACCTGCAGGTTGATGATCCTGAGGCCAATGTGCGCGCACAGCGCGGGTCGCCTGTCATGAGCCTCTACATTACTTACGCAGGATCGGTTCAAAAAATCGCCATGCCGGTAACGGCCACCATCTAAAGAAGATCGGTAACCAAGCGGGGCTTCGGCCCCCTTTTTTTGGGAAAAAAAATGAATCGTGACATCACTTCCGCTGACGTAGCGGCAACCATGACGATTGAAACCCTCTATCCGAGCGGTTTTCAGCTTGAGCTTTTCAGCGCGGATCAGGGCCTGATCGCTGATGCGGTTCAGGAGATTGAGGCCCGCATGTCTCTTGACGGTTACCTGTCTGCCGGCTACACGCCGGCGCCAAAGACCGTCAACATCACTTTCGAGCCGAACTCGCCGTGCATTGCTTACCTGACGACTTTGCAGAACGCGCAGCGCTCCAATCGGCGCCCCTACGAAATTAGTTTGACGGTGTACATCCGCGCCACCGGCGTGACCAAGTATTTCAATCACGGCTACCTGCAGAGCGGCACCCCGATGAGCGGCGTCGGCAAGACTTTGCAACCGATGAGCTATTCCTTTGTCTTCGAGAGCATTGAGTAAAAGCGATGAGAGAAGTCAAGACCATTTCCATCGACGATAACGGCAAGTCACTCAAAATCCGCGTGACCCCGTTTGACTCCTATAGAGGCTCCTTTTTCATGATTAAGGTCGGCTGCCTTCTTGGTATTCCGGCTCTGTCATCTGCGCTGGGGTCGATGACCCCGGAAAACATTGTCGGAAAAATCGCATCACTGACCATCAAGCCGACTGATGCAAAATCTCTGCTCGATGAGCTTCTGGGGTGTTGCGCACGAGTGTGTGACGACGGCACGACGGTTGAGCTGTCTCCCGGAACGATTGCCGGCCAGATCGAGGCGCCGGAAACTGTGTTTCTTCTTTGGGTGGCCGCCTTCCGGGCGTCGTTCGATTTTTTCGACGGTGGAAAGTGGAGCGCTTTCCGCGACAAAGTGAGTTCGACCTATCGGCAAGTCGCGTGAGCGGCACAGCCGAGTACCTGAATGTGCCGCCGCTGATCGGACGTCTGGTCAGCGGCGGGCTGGCTTCTCTGGCCGAACTTCAGACTGTTTACTCGCTGGAAGATGCGATGCAGCTTGATGAAATCTTGAAGATTCGCACCTATCACGAGTGGCTTGCCACAAAGGAAAACGATGGCTAAGGAAACACTGAGCGAGCTTGTCATCGGTCTGTCGTTAGACACCGAAGATTTCCTGAAGGGCATTGAAGTCTCGCTCCAAAAGGTTCAGGAAATCGGCGAAAAAATCCGAGGCGCCCTTGGTGGCGCCGCCGGCGCCGTCAGCACCGAAACAGCTGCCGCCGCCTCGTCGGCAAACGCGGCCGGTGGTGCCGTCGAGAAGCTGGGAAAGAAAGCGCAGGAGGCCGGGGACAGCGCTCACAAGAGCTTCAGCAAGCTACCGAAGGTTCTGATGGACATTCGCGGGAGCTTTCTCGGCATCGTGAGTTCGATTTCCGGCGCCGTGGCGGCCACGAAGCTCTTTGACAACTACGTCGGGCAAGGGAAAGGACTGAGCGACCTGAGCCGAAAAATCGGCATGAGCGTCGAGACGATCGACGCATGGAGCAAAGCCAATGAGGCTGCCGGCGGCACTGCCGAGGCCCTGCAGGAGTCGCTTGAATCGTTCTACCGAAAGACCGGACGCCCGGCGACCGAGTTTCTGCGGCTTGGCGAAAAGATCGAAGGCATGAGCCGCTTGCAGGCTCAGCGCTTTCTTGAGGCGCAAGGGGTTGCGCTCAATGCAATACCCGTTTTTCTCAACGGGCAGAAAGCGGCCGATGCGCTGGTGGCGAAGTACCGAAAAACCGCCTTCACCACACAAGACGCCAAGAACGCCCAGGCATTCAAGACGGCATGGCTTGATTTCAAGGTTGCGGCGCAGGACGTGGGAAACGTCTTCCTTCGGGCGCTCGTTCCGGGATTGACGAAGGTGATGAACGCCCTTTCTCAGGGCGTCGGCGTCATCCGAGAGAACGTCCGCTTTTTCACGCTCCTCGGCGGCGTAATGGCTGCCGCCTTTGCCCTGAAAACGATTAGGAGCGTCGTGACTATGACGGCGGCGCTCAAGGCATTTGCCGCCTCTGTGTCTTTCGCTTTCAAACCCTTGGCCGTAGGCGCCGCGCTGATTACGGCCTTGGCTTTGGCGATTGACGACCTGCTCGTCTTTGTCAAGGGCGGTGACAGTGCGCTTGAGTCGTTCCTTAAGAAGATCGGCGTCCCTGCTGATGTCATTGAGGGACTTCGAAGCACTTTGGCTGACCTTCAGCAGGCGTTTTCAGACGCATGGGAAGCCGTGAAACCATTTGTCGGCGACCTTGTAGTGGCGGCCTTCAAGGGCATTGCCTTTGTTGTAGGGAAAATTGCTTTGGCCATTGCCGCCGTTATTGCGGGGCTGGTCGGAATTGCCGCCGGAGTCAAAAAGGCGATTGATTGGTTTGGAGAGCTTGATGACAAGGCAAAGGAGTGGCTTGATGAGCTCAGCGCAGATTGCAGGGAGCTGGGGCAGGAGGTTGCTGACTGGTTTGCTTCAGTCCCCGATCGATTGATTGACGCCTTCTCAAGCGCTTACGACTCGCTTGCGGAAGTGTTTTCCGGTTGGTTTGACCTTTTCACCGACAAGGTGCTGGGCCCTATTAAGAACGCGTGGGCCGGCATCAAGTCTTTCTTTGGTTTTGGTGACAACGATTCAGGAAACGGCACCCCAGAAGCCACGGCTGAGCAAAAGACAATCGTCGTGGAGCGGGGGAGGAACGCGCCGCCGACGATAACCAGCTCGTCAAACCTCTACATGACCAACAACATTACGACGCAGGACAGCCCGGCAGCCATTGGCTCGTCTGTCGGTCGATTCGCCTACGCCGGCGCTCAGCGATCAAATAACGCGTTCTATCAATCGATGCGCGGCGTGCGCTTGAAGTGAGAAAGCATGGCAGTCCAGACACAAACCAAGTTTGATGCGTGGGGGCTTCTTGGGCCTGACGATGAAAAGATTTGCGACTATGAGGGCGTTTTGGAAGTCGTCAACAACTCGTCGTCGCAGGTTCTGACGGAGCCGATTGAAAACGGTCAACTTGCCGCTTTCAACAAGGTTCAGCAACCTGAATCATTGTCGGTGACGCTTTCCATTGGTAGCGACCCGACGCGGCAGATGGCGGCAATTTCTCGTCTCAAACAGCTCAAGTCAGGAACTGGAGCCAACTTTCTCTGCAAGATGGTGACGCCTTCCGAGGTTTTCGAGAATCTTTCTCTTGAGAGCATTGGCCAGACGCGCACCACACAGTCGGGCGCCACGCTTTTGGTCGTGACGCTCAACTTTGTTCAGATCCGCGTCGTGCAGGTGACCTCTCAGCAGCTTCAGTGGTCTCCAAAGAATCCGACGAGTGCCGATCCGGTGAACGCCGGACGCGTTCAGACGGAGCAAAGCACACTGAAAAAGCTGCTCTCATAGGAATTGCACCATGAGCATCAGAACAATCCCGCTGAGCGCAATTCCTGCTCAGATCGTTTCGGCGGTTGTCAATGAGCAGGCTTTCCAAATTGAGATTCGTCAGCTTGGCGGCAGCCTTTTTTCAACAACGACGGTGGATGGTGAGCTTGTCGCATCATCAGTACGAGCCGTCAGCAGGGGAAGCATCACGCCGTGGCCAGTCTCTGCCGTGAACACAAGCGTCGTTTGGGTGGACACACAGGGTGACGACGACCCCCGGTATGAAGGACTTGGAAGCCGTTGGATTTTGGCTTTTGAAGAGGCGGTGTCGTGAGCACGAGTTTCACTGAAAAGCAGTTGGTCGTGAGCATCACGCTGGACGGCGAAAAGATGAGCTTTCCCGGCTTTGCGACGACGGTTCACATCCAAAAGCAGGGGGCGCCGGAACTTCCGAAGGCGAGCATCCAACTGTTCGGCCTGTCGGAGGACAAGCTGGCGCAGCTGACGCTGCTCAGTTTTGACGGCCTCTCACTGCGTCCGAATCGCGTTGAGGTAATGGCTGGCGACTCTACGGGCATGTCTCTCTGCTTTGAGGGTGAGATCACAAACTCGGCGCCGGATTTCAATGCAGCGCCGAGCCCGGTGCTCAACATCGAAGCGATCACGGCGGCCTACTCCAAACTTCTGCCGCAAAGCCCGGTGTCGGTCATGGGGAGTCAGTCGGTCGAGAGCCTGATGGAAACATTTGCAGCTGACGCAGGACTGACTTTTCGAAACGAAGGAGTTTCGACGAGCCTTTCAAACTGCACGATCAGTGGCGACCCGATCACAAAAATGCAGTGGGTTGCAGACACGATCGGAGCGGACCTCATCATTGATGACGCGGAAGTCGTTCTCGTACCGACTTCAGGAACGCGAGGGCAATTGCTGACGGTGACTGCGATCACCCCGGAAACAGGACAGATCGGCTACCCGTCGTTTGACAGCATGGGCATCCGATGCTCGTGCTTTTTCCGGCCGGACCTGATGGTTGCAGGCTACTGCCGGATTGAAAGCAGTCTTCCGCGCGCGTCCGGCGTTTGGAAAATTTACAGCGTGACGCATGAGCTGGCCTCGAATCTTCCCGGTGGCGGTCCGTGGATGTCAACTATTGCAGGAATTTGGATGGAGAGCACCTGATGGCAGAGCAAAACCAAAGAAAGATGACAGCCCGGGTCTCGGATCTTGCCTCGCAATTCAACCAACAGGTATTTCTCATCAAACAGGTCTTGAAGCAGACCATCTCGACGGCTATTCCGGTCCGTGTGGACAGTGTGAAGAGATCCGGCGAAAGCGGTGGCGCCTTGTACGTTTCTGCTACGCCTCTCGTCGCTCAGACGGATGCGGACGGCAACCTTCTGCCGCCAGTTTCTATTCCGCGCCTTCCCTACTTCCGGCTTCAGCATGGGACGGCTGCGATTGTCTGCGATCCGGTCGTTGGCGATGTCGGTCTAGCCATTTTTGCCCAGCAGGACACATCAAACCTGTCCGGGGGGACCGATCCGGTTGTCCCCGGGTCTTTTCGATGCTTTGACATGAGCGACGGGTTCTACATCGGCGGCTTTTGGGGGCAGGTTCCGAAAACCTTCATTCACATTGAAGAGAAAGGGACGATACACGTAGTCGCACCGAAACAGCACCACTTGGAAAGCCCTACGGTAATCGTGGATTGCGAAACCGTAACAGTGAATGCAAAGGATTCGGCTACAGTAAACACTACAACCGCCACACTGAACGCAAGCGGTTCTACAAAGATTGATACCCCGAAGACAACGATTACCGGGGATGTAACGATTCAAAAATCTTTGACAGTTGTCGGGAAGATCACGGGCACGGGCGGAATGGCGGTGTCGGGCGGAGGCGGCGCGACTGTTTCGGGCAATATGGCCGTGACGGGGGGCGACGTGAGCGCCGACGGCGTCGGCTTGAAGTCACACGTTCACGACTGTCCTCAGGGCGGAACGACAAGCACGGGGCGCGGTTAAATGCATACTGAAAAAACGCTCGGCCTTACTCCTGATTGGGACTTGGCCTTTGACGCAAATGGCAATTTGAGGTTGCTTGATCAAGTTGAAGCGATCTGTCAGAACGTCTGCAACGAATGCCGGCTGTTCCTACACGATGCGTATTTCCGATACGACGAAGGGATCGACTGGTTTACTGATCAGCTCGGGCGGCCGTTGCAAGTTGCAATTGTCACCGACCGCTTGCGTCGGGCCGCGCTGCGCGTGCCGGGCGTTCTGGCGGTGACGGCGATTAACCTTGAAGTAGCGGACAAGCATGCGCGCACCCTGCGCGGGGCTATTGAAATCGAAACCGAGTACGGCCATGGCACAAGTTACATTTAATCAGAAAACGGGGGTAGTCGTTCCGACGACTCGCAAAGTGCGTGAGGATTTGGCGCGGGCCGTGCAAGACGCGATGCCCGCGGCCGCCAACGGCGACCCCGTAAACGTCGACTCGACCTCGCCGCTCGGGCAGATCGTTGACCTGATGACGGCGGAGATTGAGGCCAAGAATTCCGAAGTCGCATTCTTAGCGAATCAATACAACCCTGACATCGCTCACGGCATCTTTCTCGATGCACTGGCGAACCTCTACGGGCTACAACGCAAAGTTTCCGAGCCCACTGTTGTGGTCTGCACGTGCACGGGCCTGCGCGGCACGGTGATCCCGTATGGGGCAATCGTTGAGGATGCTAACGGCAATAAGTTGCGGCACATTGTGGTGGCTGGCGCCGCTATCGGGGACGCGGGCACTATGGACACGACCTTTGCGACGGTTGAGCACGGGCCGATTGAAATCGGCGCGGAAACCGTGACGAAGATCGTTACCGTCATTGCCGGATGGGACACGGTCAACAATGCCGCCGCGGGCGCCACGGGCCGAGACATTGAGCCGGATGGCGAATTGCGCAACCGCATGAAGGAGTCGTACGCGATGAACGCAAACGGCACGGTGTCCAACATTCAGGCCAATCTGTCGCAGCTCGACGGCGTGCTCGACTGCATCGTATTGGAGAACTACACGAATCTGAAGCAAACGCAGTACGCGCTTGAGCTTGAGCCGCATTCAATTGCCGTGTGCATCGTTGGCGGCGAAGACGCGGACATTGCTCGTGTGATCTTTGAGCGTAAGTCGGGGGGGTGCGGGACGAACGGCGACACGGAAATTAAGCACATCGACAAAGAGCACTTTAATGCCTTATACACGTACCGCATCGTCCGCCCGACGGCGGTCGACTTCAGCGTAAAGGTCGAGTTCTTCAGCGCCGACATGAATGCCGAGGCTCAGGCCGTAGTAAAGGAGGCCATCATTAAAGACTTCCTAGGCGAGCTTGAGAATTCGCGGGTAACTATCGCGAGCACGGTCTACGCGTCTCGCTTTTATCAATGTGTGCAGGCTGTTACGACGTCGCCGATCAAGGCAATCACGATAGGCCTGAACGACGGCGCCTTAGGGGCGTCGGTTGAGGTGCCTGCGAACAAGTCGCCGTCAATTTCAACCGACACGATCACCTTGGCCTTCGGAGGCTAACTCATGAGCGGCTCGCAGACTTGGCAGAACTTTGAGTCGGTCGACGACGTGCGCGAAATGGCCGACGTTACGAGCAATGCGTCTGTTGCCATGCAAAGCCAGTACGCGCACGCCCCGCGCATGAATTCCGTCGGAAAGATTTTGCAAGACGAGATAGACGCGACCGATCAGCTCGACGATCTTTCGGTGCAGGTTGCCGACGTGCAGACAGCCAAGGGCATATTTCTCGACTGGTGGGGAAAACGCATCGGCATCGACCGATACATCAAGGTCAAAGAAGAATTCGTGCGATTCGATGACGATTACTTTCGCTTCCTGCTGTTATATCGCGCAGTCTGCAATGTGTCGGATTCGACGTGTGCAACGATGAATCGAATGCTCTCATTGCTCACGAGCACGCGCGTCTTTGTCGTGGACTACGGCGACATGACGCTAAATTCAGTTGTGATTATCGGGAACATTTCGCAGCTACAGGCGCAGATTTTGGAGACGTACGGGCTATTGAATCGGCCAGCGGGCGTGATGACAAATTTCCTCATCATCTATCCGGATGAGGAAATCTTTGGATTTGCCGGGTCTGATCTGTTGCCATTCGATCAGGGCGTTTTCAATCCGGGCAAGACAATCAACGACTTCTAACAGCCTCGCACCAGCAGGGCTTTTTTATGGGCCACATATGAGCAATTATCCGCAATTATTTTTGGCGTCGGCCTTCGCTGTTGACGGGGACAAGACTGTCCCTCCGGCAGACTCTCAGACAGCAGGCACAGGGCGTTTTTCGCAGGCGAAGGGGTGGACTGACGTCAACTCTAAGCCGATTGCTGAAGGCGGAATCCCGCCGAAGCGCGAAGACTTTAATGGAGCGTTTTACCTGCTCTCGCAGTTTCTCGTGTGGTACCAGCAGGGCGGAATCATGCAGTACACCACCACACTGCCTTATGAGCCTGGAAACGAGGTTTTGAGCGCAGGCGGGAAGTATCGCTGTCTTGTTGCGAACGGCCCGGGGACTGCCAAGGGCGTTGTCGCCCCCTCTGCTGACAAAACGGTTTGGAGCAATCAGGATTTGCCCAGCGTCTTGGCCGGGCAGATCACGCCGTTTTACAACTGCAAGCTGGGCGGCTCGGACGGCAGAAGGCTCGTCCCGTGGGGGAGCACTGACGCGTATGAGTCTTACGTCATCTGCGACGGTGGTTCTGATGGACGCGGTGGAAATGTGCCCAACCTTATCGACAGGTTTTTACTCCCGAGCAATGTTGCTGATGCAGGCAAGACCGGCGGCGGCTTGAGCCTTCAGGTGCCGGGGGTCACGGTAAACGGCACGGTTGGCGAAACGGTTCTGACAGTTGATCAGATCCCCGCGCACTCACACACCGGGTCTACGTCGACGACTGGAAGCCATGCGCACGGACGCGGGACGATGGAGATTACAGGCAGCTGGCCAACTGATAACGAAGCTGTGGCAGGTGCTCAAGGCGCGTTCTATTCCAGCGCAGGCAGCCAGGCCGGTTGTCAGAACGATTCGCCGGGAGGGCATATGAGCTTTGCCGCGTCGCGATCTTGGACAGGATACACGTCATACGACGGAACCCACAGCCACAGCATGAATCTCAACAACACGGGCGGAGGCAAAGGGCACACGCACACGATCACAAGCTCTTCTGAGACGCAGACGCTCACGCTTGATCGACCGCCCTTTTATCGTCTAGCTTATTTTGTCAAGTTGCCGGAGTAACGCCATGGCATCAAAAGAATTTCGCTTCCATTACGTCAAGACGCCGACCGGTGCAATCAGCGGGCAGTCCGTCCTTACGCAGACAGAAGACGCGATTAACAATCTCGGCGATTACATGGTCGATGCTACGGGCGACGCGACTGAGGCGCTGAACAAGGCGACTGAAGCGCTCAACACGGCGAACACCGCTCAGCAGAATTCGGCCGAGGCGCTTTCCACTGCGAACTCTGCGCTAGGTAGCGTCAATACCTTAGCCGCCACAGTTAACACGTTTGACGGCCGCATTAAAACGGCGGAAAGTAACGCCACGAATGCCGTCACTACGGCGACGGAGGCGGCCAATAACGCGGCTCAGGCTGTCACAACGGCCAACTCTTCGCTTACGACGGCACAGCAGGCTGTCACGGCGGCCAATGCCGCGCAGACGACGGCCGATAATGCAAGCGCCGCGGCGACTCAAGCCGTCGGAACGGCCAATGCTGCGAACGAGACAGCGGCAGATGCGAAGCGAATTGCCCTGCAAGCCGTGACCGACACGGACGCCATCCGCGAAGAAATCAATCAGAACTTAGCCGTAATGACCGAGAAGGTCACTGAGGCCACGACGCAGGCGCAGAACTCTGCGGCATCTGCTGGCGAATCGAAGGCGAGCAGTGACCTGTCTAAGCGCTGGGCGACATTGATGACGGGCGCCGTCGACGACGACGGCTATTCGTCAAAATGGAATGCTCAGCTCGCTCAGGCGTGGGCCGTGAAGACTGACGGCAAGGTGACGGAAAACAACCTGCCGGATGGCGCTGAGATCGACTACTCGGCGAAGTACTACGCTCAGCAGGCCGGGGGTTCAAACAGCGCGGCGAAGGCATCAGCCGATGCGGCGAAGGCTTCACAGACTGCGGCGGCGGCTAGTGCGGCGGCGGCCAAGACTTCACAGACCGCGGCGGCTAGTTCTGCTTCTGCGGCCAAGACGTCGGAGACGAATGCCCTTGCGTCAAAGAACGCGGCGGCAACGAGCGCAGGCGCGGCAAAGACCAGCGAAACGAACGCCAAGACGTCTGAGAACAATGCGAAGACGTCCGAGACTGCGGCGGCGGCGTCAAAGTCTGCGGCGGCAGAAAGCGCATCGGCGGCGGCGGCGTCAGCAGAAGCGGCGCAGGGTGCTCAGGATGCTGTGGCGGCATCGGCCTCTG